TCCCTCAATTTGATAACTTCGTGGAGTGTGAGAACAAATGGAACTCATATAATCTTTAACACCTTCATACGAAATACCTTCATTCTCCTCGTATGGAGTTCCGTAGAATTTATTGTCTTCAAACTGGTAACTATATCCGTATTGATCACAAAAATTGACAAGTTTATCTAGAAGTCCAACATAAATCTGTTTGGACCTCATATCATATAAATGAATTTCGCCATTCCAATGCCTGTTCCGATACTGAGGCATAAATTTGGCTCCAGGAACCTCAAATTTGAAATGATCTCTCAATTCATATTCAATATGAGGTTCTGTATTGATTTTTAAAAATACTTCGTTAGACTTCGATATAATAAGATCAGTCGTTCTCACTTAGATCCATTCAAGCTGGGATTATTTATCTACCCCAGTCCAGACATAAATCTCTGATATTCGATTGCATTTTTAATTTGATATGTTCTGTTCTGTATCATTTTTAAGATGCTTTCAATGTAAACAAGCATCGTATCATAATAATCAATCTTCAAACAAACCGTAGATAGTTTTTCATCTGCTGGATCTGCTTTGCCGGAGTAGTATTCGTATCTTTCGTGTCTGATATTTTTTCTTTGCTGCTCTGCTTTCTTTCTCAGAAGAAAAATGTTATTATATAAATCAAAATATTTTGCGTGTAGTGCAGGGATGTTTAATGATTCTGTATGTAAATTATCTGGATCTATTTTTGAATCTTTTACCCACATTTCTTGAATAGTATCAAGATCAAAAGTCATAGTGCCGTGCCAGCCAAATTAGTTATATCATAACTAGTATACTTGAAACTGACATCTGCTGTAAAGTATTGGATGTCAGTATCTGTTGCGTCAAAGGTCATTGTTGACAGGGTATATGGGAATAAGTCTCTGAAGTTTACATTGAACTTTGCTACCAGGTTGCTATTAAGTATTTGTAAAGTTCCGTCAGAGTAAATATTTTGCCTATCATTTGTATATCTTCCTTGCAATAAACCTGCCGCTTCAAGATCTCTAAATTCCTGAACGCTTTCTGGATATCCAAGACCACGAATCCAGTTTTGGATTTCCATAAAGTTTTCAAGATTTTCATCTACCAAAAATCTTAAAGTCAAATCACCAAACTCAATCTTATCTCCTGGAGTTGGAATATCGCGGAGGTAGTTTGGTTGATTTGCAATCCCTAAAGTGAGATCTGGTATATTTGCTTGATTGCAAAAGAATGCTACCTTCGGACTCCTTTTCAGATTAAATTTAAAACCTGTAGGAGCGAGAAAGTTTCTATTCTCAATTTGCGAAGGTCTTCCAGAAGCCATATCAAGAAATGATCAGATTAAACCACTCTTCACTCATTCCATTGATGATGTGATCAGCGGCATCTTTATCGTTTGCATATCCTTCTGAAATCAGATGCTCAACAACCTTCTCATAATTTTTGTATGCTTCTTGAGTTTCTCTTGGTGTTGGTTTCATAAGACTATTACTCGTTAATTATATTTAGATAAAAAAAAGGGGTCCGAAGACCCCTCCAGTTAACTCTTGTGAGTTTAGATCACATGAGGTTCTTAACAGCAACGCGACGATAGTAGCGGTTCTGGTTAACGTTGAGTCCACCAAGACCCTGGTTGGTTCCTTCTGCGAATGGGTTAGCAACCATACCGTAACGGGTCTTAAATCCGATCTTGGGCTGGAAGCTGTTCTCACCAACGGCACGAACCATTTGGAGAGGAACATATGGGCAGTAGAAGATACCAGCGTCATAAGGTGAAGAACCCTTATAACCGACAACATAGTACTGGTTGCCACCAGTTGCATTACCTGCGGTGAGGTTAGCAGAATATGGGTCGATGTAGACGCGATACTTGCCTTGGAGAACACCAGCGAAGGTGTTACCTGAATCATCAACGTTCAGGTTAGCATTCAGGGCAGGGGTGTAATCGAGTACACCAGCCATGGTCAGTGCTGAAGCAACGTCTGCAGAGCAGAGGATCATGTTGCCCTTTCCTCTACGAGTTCTTTGTGCGATTGCGTTAGCATCGCGCTCGATTTGGAACAGGAGACCCTTGAACTTCTCAACAGACCAACGACCGTTGGAGTCGATATCCAGGTCGAATACACCAGCGGTAGCGGTGTTCTGAACAGCACCTTGCTCAGCAACCTTATAGATGGTTCTGATGACTTCGCGGTTGATTTCTGCGAGGATCTCAGTTGACAGAATGTTTGCCAACTCAGCTTCTGCATTCAGACCGTGAATTGCCTTGAGGTCCTGAGCGAGCTCGAGTGAGTACTCAGCCTTCAGAGCACGTGACTTTGCAGTAACGGTGACTTTCTCGATTGAGAATGCCATCTGGTTGAATGCATCAGCACCCGAATCCAGACCTTCTGCAGAATCGGTTCTCAGACCTTGACCAACGTTATAACCGATTGAAGATGCGGTTGAAACGGGGTTCAGAACTGAAGGGTTGGTGCCAGTCTGGGAAGTAGTACCCATACCAGCGGTGCCATCGCTGAAGCCATTCTCGTCGTCACGACCGAAGGGCTGACCAGAGAATGCAGTATCTGCTTCGTTGAACAGTGCTTCGTCGCCAGACTGAGTGCCGTAGCGTGAACGCATTGCGAAGATGAGTCCAGTAGGACCAGACATTGGTTGAACGCCAGCGAGGTCATAAGCGACCAGGTTAGGCATTGAACGTCTGATCAGGGAGATCAGAACGGGATCGAAACCAGCAGTAGGGCCAGCAGCATCAGCACTGCCAGTGAATCCACCATTACCAACAGAGTTGGTGGGTGCTTCAGCGAGGAATGAGCCAGACTGATTAAATGCAGACTGCTCGCGGAGGAATTTTTCTTGGTTTTCCAGCAGGACAGCGGTTACCGCTCTACGATGGGAATCTTTGATTGGATCAAGACCCTCATAGTTGAGGAGAGGTGCCCACTTTTCCTGCAGATGCTCGGAATGGAACATTTGCGTGTACCTATGTAAAGTTTGCGTTTGATTTAATGTTAAATTCAGTTATTTTTGCTAAAAGCGCCCAGAGTTCTCAGGTATGCATTCATCGAATCAGAATATGATACGGGTGAAGCATCTAAACCTTCAGAAAGGGTTTCTGTTTTAGCTGATGGAGATACGGTTTTTGAAGAAAAATATGATTCCTTCAAGGTCTCCAGTTTCTCACGATATTCTTCTTCACTTTCAAACTCAACACTTTCGGCAAGTGAAGCGAGCTTCTCTTTCTGAGTCTGTGCAAGACCTTCAGAGACTTGATCTAAAATTCCATCAGCAACCGACTCTGCGAGACGCTTGTTGAGTGAAATGTTTTTCTCAATTTGCTCGTTGAGTTTTTCTTCCATTTCATCAAGTTTGTCTACCATGCTCTCAAGAACATCATATTTATCTTCAGGGATTGATACATAATGTGCTTCAAAAAGATCCTTCATGCCTGAGAGGAAGCTCTCAGTCATTTCGGTCTTCAGTCCGTATTCGACTGCAAGAGCGTTCTCTTGGAACCACTCTTCAGCAACATACTCAAGGTATGAATCGATACGATCACCGAGTTCTGCCTTGATTTCTGCTACTTCCTCAAGAAGAGCAGCTTCATATTGCTCTTCAAGGGATTCCTTGATTTGAGCAACCTTTGATCTCAAGGCAGTCTCGAAGACAACCTTTGCTTTTTCTTTGAACTCTTCGGAGAGCTCTTCTCCACCGAGCAGAGCATTAACATCTTCTTCGATGTCATACTCTTCTTCGATCTCTTCTTCTTCGGTAACTTCTTCTTCGATCTCTTCTTCAGCGACGATTTCTTGGGTCTCTTCTACTTCTTCCTCGGAGATAACTTCTTCATCTTCGAGTTCTTCTTCCTCTTTGACACCCTTCATAGGCTCAGCAGCCTTAGCACCCTTGTTAACTACATCTCTTACTTGCTTGAGTGTAGAACCAGGAGTCTTCAGCTTTGCTGAATCATCGTCTGGCTTGTAGTTTTCGGGGGTAGGACCACCGAGATCTTCGTAAGAACCTGCAATTGAAGTATCCATTGGTTCTGCTGATTTCGCTCCGGCGTTAACAGCAGTCTTGGATTGCTTAGTGCCTACTTCCATTTCTTGTAATTGTGTACCACGAGACATTTGAACTCTCCGATTTACCTGTATGAAATCTATATTTATTTATAAATGAAAACTTTTTATAAGTTATTGAGAAACTCATTAAAAAGATTTAACTTGTGCTCATCAAGTCTTTTTTGATCGACAAGTGTATTAATGGTCTTGTATGTTCTAGCAGCGAGTTTTTCACGAAGGACGCCACCATCCCAAACCCACTCTTTTCCTTCCATAATTCCCGAAACAAATGCATCAGGAGCAGAAGGATCGGCGACAATATCAGCAGCAGTTGCTAACATAAAATCTTCACCAACTTCAGAATAACCT